ATTGCCTCTATTTCCCCCCGATTAACTGGTATTTTCTCACTCATTACTTGTTGCCTTCCATCTTTAGATCTTCTCTAGTTAATTCCCAACTACCTGCCTCGTGCCATAACTCATCAAGAGATAAGGTAAAGGCATACTTAAACCACTTATCCGCCCCTACTTCATTGACTAAATCTGTGTCTTCTTGATCCATTTCATCATAAAGATCCCATAAACGCATAACTAAGTTTTTATACTCAGTTAAAATTGCATTGGTCTTTTCTAGAATTTCTTCTTTAATTTGGTTTTTCTCGTCAGAATGAAGTGTCTTAAGGCTTTTAACGTTTAAGTTAATTTCTTTACCCTCAAACTCCCGTAAAGCATAAGAGATTGCTTCTTCTGGGGTATTAAAATCTCCCTTAAAAAACTCGCCTTCCTTGTCTTGTATCTCCCACTTATCTACTCCGCCTGGTGAGCAGGAGTATTCCACTTCATATACGCCTAGATCTTTCATTACTCTCTCCGATCTGTAATTAAGAGAGAGCGTTCGCTCTCCCTCTCTCTCACCTGTTGGTAAGATACTACACGATCCTCCCCCATTTATGAAGGATCGCATAGAACGCCACCAAAAGCTGTCCGTTATGTCCGATTTTACTTATCCGCACACCTCCAAAGTTCCCACGCACCAACCTCCCCCGTTCCACCAGAAGCGGGTAGAGATTAGATAAAAGCCAGCCAGCAAAGAAAGCCAGAAGGCGATCCTTGCCATCTTTCTCACTCGGTAATAGGTTTTAGATCTCATTAAAAACTGCACTCCTCTCTTGCTTGAATTACTGTGGCGCAATACTCCCAAACTTTAGAGCCTTCTTTTACATCTCTCCTAGCCCCATCAAACCAGTCCTGAAAGTGATAAGTTATTGAGAGAATATCTGCCCCCTCGTGCTTGACCTCTAAGAAGTCGCTTGGTCCACCCCAAGACAATTCAATCTTGGTCAGTTGATAAGTGCTAACCGCTAGAGGGTAATTATTCCACTCTCCTTCTTGGTCGCCATCGTAGTAATGCTCTAGAGGGTGAATTACGCTCTCCTCTAAGTTTTCAAGTTGCTCGTCAATTCTAGCCTCGCAACTCTTTTCCTTTACTTGGTCCATTTTCCTATCCTTCCCACTCCACCCGATTTGAGAGAGTGCCACCGCCCACCCCGTAGAGGGTGAGCGATAGCCCGCCATCAAGCCCTATAACTCAGTTATGCTGTCAAGTGTCCAAGATCCTCCATCATCTTCTTCATAATCTTCGGCAGTTAAATCTTGATCGTAAAGTCTTTCGGCTTCTTCATAGTTTTCTGCTTCTACGATCACAAACATACACATCTTGCGAGTTGCTTCTATTTTGAATTTAGGCATTAGATATTCTCCTTTTGAATATAGTAAGTGATTTCGCTTGTTTGATAAGTTTCATCATTTTGGTCATAATCGGTTGGCTCTTCAATTTGAAGATTTATCGCATTTTCAAGATTGACCAACTCATCAAAAGATAACTCTTTATCTGTTGAGAATTTAATCTCTATTTTGTAGCGTTGCATTATTTGCCCACTTTCAAAGGTGAGATGTGATCAATCCAAAGATTTAATTCATTCTTTAATTGATTAAGATCACTATCGCCCCAACCTTCAGCATCTAAAAGGTTTAGAGTTTTAATCAAGGTTTTAGCCTGATCTTTTGCTATCTGCTCTAACTTGTCCATTTATTACTCCAATCAATTTAGTGGGCGGGTTGCTCACTAGGTAAATAGTAGGGGGTGATCCCCCATCTAGGCAAGTACCGAATTAGATCCAGTTTCAGAGTGTTGCCCCGTTGGTCAGCTCCGACACGCCCGACCTCGGGGTAAGGGGTCAAGCAAAGGTTCAGGGTTTGGGGCTGAGATCTGGATCTGAATTTAGAGTTAGATGGCGATCAATCGGGCGGTGATTAGTAGCCAATAAAGATGGGGTACTCTGCCGTAGTCTGCCGTATGTGGTGTCCGCCCTGACTTATTAGTTAAATCCCTCAGACCTTTAACAATACGCCACCAACTCACACCGATACACGCTCAACCGTTGGAATAATCTCCTTAGATTGTGTGGGTTTAGGCTTGCTATATCTACACAATACGGACATAACGGGACAAACCGACCCCACCCTTTAACTTTCGGGCGCAATGGTTACTGTACTCCCCAAATAAATATTTTGACTAAAGTGAAGCTACCCCGTATATGTCCGTAATGTCCGATTTGATATACTTTGTAAGTGAGGTTCGTCACATTTAAAAAGATTTTTTGTGTAAAAACGGGAAATCAAGTATATTTCCCGCCTTATATATAGTAGGGGAGTAAAACGGACCGCTTATAGTTTTACGACCATATCGCCTCGGTGAAACCTCGGCGAAGCCCCCTAAGGGCAAGCTGAGGTTTACCCCTCAGTCGCTGTGGCTCCTTCGGGAGTTACCAGCAACATACGCAAGCGGCAGGTGTAGTGTAATATTCTCTCCAGTATAATATTCTGCCCATTAATAAAATCAAAGATTTCAATTACGGCGCTTATCCACAGCTTTATCCACAGAGGGAATTAGATGGCTGAGAACTCAGCAGACATAGCGAAAAGAATTATCTTAGGTTGTGTAGCTGAAGGAATGACAGTTGAGCAAGGCTGTGCCTCAGCCGGCAAATCTATAAAGACTTACGAGTACTACCGAAGAACCGACAAGGTCTTCGCAGATAAGATGGATAGAACTAGGTTAGGTCTAAGAGATAAATCCTTCGCCTCTAGTGATGTTCACGATCTTACCTTTGCCCAGTTTAGACAACGCTTCCTTCATAACGCAACCTTCCCCCATCAACAAAATCTAGTTGATGTAATAGAGGGTAATGACCCAGGCTGGCTTCATCCTAATATGAAGTATGAGAAGGGTCTAAATAACAACCGCATACTTTTAAACATACCTCCTAACCACGCCAAGTCAATTACCATTACAGTTGACTACGTAACCTGGCTACTATGTCAGAACCCAAACTTTAGAGTTTTAATAGTTTCACAGACCCAGCGATTAGCTGGTGACTTTCTCTACGCCATCAAGCAACGACTGACTCACCCGATGTACGAGGACCTACAAGCAGCATACGCTGCTGGCGTAGGGTTCAAATCTAAGAGCGCCTCCTGGCAAGCGACCCGTGTTACCTTCGGGGATGAATTGCGTGAATCCAGTGAGAAGGATCCCAATATAGAAGCAGTTGGTATTGGCGGTCAGATCTACGGTAAACGAGCAGATATGATCATAGTAGATGATGCTGTTACTTTATCTAATGCCAATGACTTTGAACGGCAGATCAAGTGGTTAACACAAGATGTTAGATCTCGTCTTAACCCAACAGGCAAGTTAATTATTATTGGTACCCGTGTAGCCTCCGTAGATTTATACAAGGAGTTACGCAACCCTGATAGATATCCTGGTGGCCTAGTACCTTGGACCTATCTAGCAATGCCAGCATTATTAGATGCTAATGAGGATCCCGATAAGTGGGTTACCTTATGGCCTGCCTCTGATCAACCCTTTGATGGGCAAGAGGAAACAGACAAGAATGAGGAAGGTCTATATCCTCGCTGGTCTGGTAGAAATTTATTTAACGAACGTCAATCTATGGATGCCTCAACTTGGGCGCTCATCTATCAGCAACAAGATATATCAGATGATGCAGTCTTTGATCCAGTATGTGTTAGAGGATCTATTGATGGTATGCGAAAGAGTGGTGGTTTAAATCCAGGCTATCCAGGTCATCCTAAAGATACTCAAGGCTTTACTTATATTTGTGGTTTGGACCCTGCAATGGTTGGGGACACTGCTGCTATTTGTTATGCTGTTGATCGTTCTACCAATAAGCGTTTCATTGTTGATGCTATCAAGATTACAAGGCCGACTCCAGCGCAGATCCGCCAGTTAATATTTGACTGGACTGAGCTATACAAGCCTAGCGAATGGATCGTAGAGCGTAACGCTTTCCAATCTTTCCTAACGCAGGATGAGGGTATACGCCAACATCTTGCAACTCGTGGAGTTGTTCTAAAGGAACACCACACAGGTAATAACAAGTGGGACTCAGGATTCGGTGTGGCCTCTATGTCTACACTGTTTGGAACAAAGCAGCACGATGGCAAACACCACAGAGATAATCTGATTCATTTGCCTAGTGATCAAACCGAGAATGTCAAGGCTCTTATAGAGCAGTTGATAACTTGGTCACCTGCCACTAAGGGTAAGACCGATATGGTGATGGCGCTTTGGTTCTGCGAGATCAGGGCAAGAGAGATGATCAACTACGGTCAATATCAACATCATCATATGAAGAACCCATTTTTATCCAATAGGGAAAAGTCTAAACGGATGGTTATAAACATAGACGAATTACTATTGCAGAAAGATAAAACATTTATCTAAGGAGAAAAGTTGTTAACACCTAAAGAGGTAGTTGCGAAAGCAGCTCGTATACAAACTAGATACTCTGCTAGAGATCAGCG